TCTGGGGTAGACCAGACTTTAAATGGTGTGACTCGAATGGAAGAGTTAAATCATGGAACTCTGAAGAGATTGTAGTACCATATAAGTGCAAGACTGATGGTAAATTACATCGCTACTTCGTTGATATGTTAGTTGAATTAAGTAATGGAGATATTATATTGGTTGAAATCAAGCCTAAAAAACAGACTGTACCTCCTAAAACACCGAAAAGAAAGACAAAGAAATACATCAACGAAGTTACTACTTATATTAAGAATACATCGAAATGGGAAGCTGCACAGCAATATGCACAGCATAAAGGTTGGAAGTTTCAAGTGTGGACAGAAGATACTTTAAAGAATTTAGGTATCAAACTGCTAAAATCTTGATATAAATAGTACTATGGCAAGCTTATTCGATACATTACAAGCAAGAGCGTTTAGAGCAGGAGTAACTCCTCGTTCGAAACAATCTATGCTGTGGTTTAAAAACAACGTTAAAAAATTAGGTGATGTTAATCAGAGAAGCTTATTAAAAGATCCAGCGTTGGATGTAACTAAAAATCCTAAACCTGGTGATATGATGATGTATTTCTATGATCCGAAGTTTAAAGAAGAACTACCATATTACGATAGATTTCCTCTTACATTACTAATACAACCTGCAAAAGGTGGATTTCATGGACTTAACTTACATTATCTGGCACCTGGTGTACGTGCAAGGTTCTTAGATGAATTAATGGAATTAGCTCCTAAAAATATGAACGATACAAGCCGTTTAGTAAGATTACGTTATAATCTTTTGAAAGGAGCTGCAAAATACAAAGAATTTAAACCGTGCTTTAAGCATTACTTAATGGATCATGTTGAATCACAGATTGTAAGAGTGCCTATGACAGAATGGGAGATAGCAATCTTCTTACCAACAGAAGAATTTAAGAAACAAAAAGCACAATCAGTATGGAGATACTCCAGGAAAGCTTATCAATGAACATAGACAATCTTAAATCAACTATCGCCAAAAAAGGTGGAGTAGCAATGCAAAATAGATTTATGGTCTATTTTCAACCGCCTGGAGGTACTGGAATTAAAAATCTTCTAAATACTGATGCTAGAACATTAGTTGGTAATATCGCAGGAACTCTTGCAAGCGGAGGATCTCTTAAGAATTTAATACCTGATCCAAGAGATATAGGTATACTATGCGAATCAGTTAATTTACCAGGAAGACAGATAAGCACAATAGACTATCAAGCTGATAAACAAACAATAAAAATTCCTTACGGCATTATCAACGAAGATGTAACAATGTCATTTATACTTACAAATGATTACTATATGAAGAAATTATTTGATAATTGGATGTCAAGCATCTTTGATGTTGAAAAATATCGTTTAGGATATAAAAAGGATTTCGCTACTGATGTTGTTATTCAGCAGCTAAATAAAGAGAATGTACCGATCTATGGTGTAAGGTTAGAAAATGCATTTCCAACTACCATGAGTTCGATTACATTGGACAATAATAGTGAAAATACTGTCCAAAAATTGAGTGTGACAATGAGTTACGAAAATTATGTACCTGAAGATATCGTTGATTCTGCATTAAGTGGAATAACAGAACGTATCACAGGTATTTTGAGCTAAAAAATAGGAGAATATAATGGCTTTACCACAAGTAAACAATTCACGGTATGAGGTAGTAATACCTTCAACGGGTCAAAAAGTTTCATATAGACCATACTTAGTGAAAGAAGAAAAAGTTTTAATGATGGCAATGGAATCGAATGATACTAAACAGATCATGAATGCAACCATAGACATTATTAAATCATGTGTATATGATGATATCGATGTTGATAAATTAGCAATGTTTGATATCGAAACGCTATTTATTGCATTAAGAGCTAAATCAGTAGGTGAAAGAATCGATTTATCTGTAAAATGCGATGAATGTGATGCTAGGAACGAAATTACAGTTGATTTCGATGAAATTGAGCATCCAGTTGTTGAAGAAGGCAATACTGTTGTAATGGTTACAGATGATGTAGGTATTACATTAAGATATCCATCATACGCAGACGTATCATTAGTTGGAGATACAGAATCAATTGAAGGTGCATTGCAAATGATTATATCATGTATTGTTAATATATTTGATAATGAAGGAGTATACGATGCAAGAAATGAAACAAAGAAAAGCTTACAAGATTTTGTAGAATCATTAAATAATTCACAATTTCTAAAGCTATCTGAATTTTTTGCAGAATCACCATCATTAAGATCAGATATAGAATTTGATTGTGTTTCATGTAAAACACATAATAAACAAGAGTTAAAAGGCTTACAAAGTTTTTTTACATAGGCCTCTCGCACGATAGCTTAGTTAATCATTTTAAGACTAACTTTGCTATGATACAGCACCATAATTGGAGC